AAGGGTATCCTTGTATCAGCAGCGCTAAATAATTCAAATTGCTCTACATTCTCCAGTCCAGAGCCGTCCCCAGTAAAAGAACCACTGACGCTTGTTAAGTGTGTTACTGAAACGCTTCCGCTTAATACATTGTAGCCCATTCACAGCGTCTCCTGTTTAGTAAATAAACCATTTTGAGATGCCATCACAATAAAGTGTTAAAGCGGCACTATCTCCGGTTATACTATAAGTAGTCGCATGGTCTATTGTATTTCCACCAGAAGCAGAAACGGCTATTTTTGCGGCATCTAATCTGGTTGTACTCCATTCGTCTTTTATGATTAGGGTTTTACCAGCACCAGCAACAGATGCCGATGGTAGCAGGATTGATACATAGGCACTTGAGCTAACCCCAATAATTGAATCATGCGCTAATACAGTAAGAGAGGCAGCAGTTAGTTTACGATAATGTCTTGAAAAAGAACCAGATACCATTTTTATTGAGCCGGTAAAGTTATGAGAATCTGATGAATCGTTACCAAAATTTGAATCGCCGCTAGAAGACAACTCAATTACATTTGTGTGAATGATGTCAAATGTGTGTGCCTGAAGAGTTCCGCTCACAACAATAGACCCGGTTACAAATAATTGGTTGCTAGTATTATCAAAAGTAAAATTATTACTACCAGTTAATTCACCATTAGCCGCTTTTAAAAATTGAACCGATTCAGCGGGTCCTTGCCCGGTGACAGATCCTGATATGTATGCCCATCCAAATTCACCCATTACAAAATCCTATTAAAAAGTACTACAAGCGGCATAGACAGCCACACCGTCTGTGTTATCGGCTACAAAAGCTACTCGATCCGCTCCGGCAATTTCTATAATTCTAGTTTCAAAATTATCTCGTTCGGCTCCGAACGCAACAGGCACGAAAGAACTATCAAGATTCCCAGTATCTTTTCCTGTTTGCATGAATAAAACTGACCATTGTTGAAAAGCGTGATGCCACACATAAACTGTTATGGTGGTGTCTTCGTCACCTGCTGAATCATCTTTAATTGTAAGGTGTAAGTACCTTTGGTTTTCAGTAGAATATCCATGCGCCACTGTGGTCGGGGCACTACCATCAGTAGAGTGAAGTGCGGCTTCGGCAGTACTACTGTTACCATTCACATTTTTTGGCCTTCGCGTTCTTCCCCAACTTGTTGCTTTGTAATTTGACATAATAAAATCTCCAACTTCCTATAAATAGTTATCTTTTTCTTTTTGCTTCTTCTTTGGCTCTTCGCCTATCAGAACGTTTCTTAGCCCGTCTTCTTTTCTCAGAAGGCTTCATATATCTTTGTTTTTCTTTATATTCATCAATAATTCCAAGCTTTTTAACTTTTTTATTGAATCTCTTTACTACCCTCTCGGGGCTTTCATTTCGTCGAGGACGAATAACCAAATTAGCCATTATTTCTTTCCCATCATTTTGTTAAATATTGCCGAAGACTTATTACTAAAAAGATCTGATATGTCAACACCCGGGTCTCTCGGGTCTACATCCGCTAGGGCCCCTCTAGCTCCACCATTTGATGGCGCTGGTGCTGGTGTTGTTCCTTCAAAGACATTAATGCCACCATAAGCATCTTTTCCAATCGCATCAAGAAGTTTCTTCTTGTGTTCTCTTAATTGCTTATTGTTCCTCTTCGGGGGTGGCTGGCTTGCTGTCTCGGTAACAACCGCCTTGGGTGCCGAACCCAGAGATAGTCCATCAGCCACCTCTGATATAATATGCGACAAGGCACCTTTTTCTTCGAATAGTACTTCTTTAATACATTCTTTGATTAAGGGTTTCAAAACCTTTTTGAGTTCATTTTTATTCATTAGTCTCTCAATATCTTATTAAATAAATCATCAATAATTAGGTCACTTTTCTGATTTATTTTATTTTCATACACTTTAAATGGCGTTTGTTGCTTTTTATCTGGGTAAACATATGCGTTTGGGGTTGATGGCTCTGACACAATATCGAAACAAATTAGTTCAAAATCTTCTTGTACAATAGTTCCTTGTGTACTTTCCTTAACTGTGCCAAGTCCTCTGCTTGAAATACCAAGCTTGATCCCAGATTGTATAAGATCCTTAAGGATTCGACCGGAAGGTGTATCCAAAACCTTAATTTTGCCCATAACATCTTTACCTTCCCACCACATGTCAGTTACAACATGGGAAACGTTTCTTAAGTTTATGACGGAGTCATCCGGGTGGTCAAGTTCTCCCAATGCTCTGTTATCTTTTATTACAACTTGATAGTTTGTTATTTCTTTTTTAAGAACGGAGCATGGATAGATTCTTCCATTACCATTCTTCATCTCACAGGTCTGCATCCGTCCTGAAAGGTATAGTGCTCCATTTTGAACTTCGCGCTTTTCTCTTTCGGTTAGTAGGTCTTGGCAGGCCCCATCTTTACATAATTCATAAAATTCTGTTAGTAATTGCTTTGGCACTATTCTTCTCCTCTAACAAAATCACTCCGCCCAATAGTAAACAGGAGCAGTGGCCTTCTATAATTTAAAACCATTTCTTGATACTTCGGGCCACCGATTGGGTGTAGTGTAATGTCTTCAATTTTTTTATTAATTTCTTCTATTGTTGAGACAATTAGATCGTATTCGCTTTGCGAAAAACTACTGTTCTCAATTGCTGAATTTATTACTGTGGTGACATCCGTAGAAACAGGTTCATACTGATATCCAGACTCCACCATCTTGGAGTTTGCCGCAACTTTTGTTAGCCAAGCATCCATAGATTTAATCCAATTAAATGTTGGAATGGCCCGTTCCTTAAAAGAGTCTATTTTTTTAGGCCCCGGGCTCCACTTTTCACCATAAGTCATATCCCTCATTCCAGACCTGCTTCTTTTATAGTTAGGGTTGCCACCATATTTGGCTTCTTCAATCTCTTCTTTAATTAAACGCTCTAATAGACCTTTGGTCAACTTCATCTTACAAATTCCTTAAAAAAGTGCGGGCGCTACCCGCACGATTCAGCTACCACTACAACAACGACGAACAGGTTGCAACATCCACTTCTTAGTCATTTTTAACTCCAAGTTGAATGCCGTCATCTTTTACAATCATTGATAGAAAGTAAGAGGTTCCGGCGGAGATACATCCACAAATGAAAGCATTTGCGAGCGTATACTCGAAAGTAAATAGTTCGGTGAAACCATTTATCAAAAATAGGAAACACCCGACCCAGAAACCTAAACAAAGAGGACAATGCCATAGCGTGTTCCATTTCTTTGTGTAGTCTTTCTTGGGACGAATGTCCTCAAATATCTTGCCGTATACCAGAATAAAGGTCATGCCATATGCGGCAAGAATAAAGTAAAGTAAATTCATTAAGGCCCCTGTGGATTTGGGTCAGGCAAAGCGGCAGTGGCCTTGTCTGTCATCCCGAATTGAACCAGAACAGTACGGGTTGGTATACCGCCCAGACTCACAACAAAGCCTACATGGCCCTCGGGTATTTTTGTAGACTGTTCTGGTCTAATCACAAGATCAAAAAGGTCTTTACCCTTAACATTTTGCCTCAGCCTTTTTTGTTTTTCTTTGTTCGTTGTCAGGGTCCCGAGATTGCTCATGAAGTCCAAATCAATACGAGAAAGATATTTGTTAATGTTAGTGTTTTTATTAGCTGCTTGCCTATAGGCTGTTTTGCCGGTGAAGGGATCATGGACATCAAGTTCAAGTAAATTATTTGTAAAATTCAAGTATTCCTTAGTTTTACTATCAACAAAAAGGAAATTGATATCAGTAATGTGACCATCGGGAATAAGAAGGAGGAATTTTTGCCCATCGCCAATTTGGTGCATTGATTCATAATCTTTGTAAGATACGTCCTTCATCTTAGCTTTAAAATCATCCACTGATTTTACACCCTTCATGGCAGCTTTGGTTTTATTTACTTGCTTTGTTCCGATTTGTATAACTTTGTTTGGTATTATGGGCTCTTTCAATAATTTTGAGTCTTTACTTTGCGCCACTCTTAAAATAAGATTAGCGAGATGTAATGACTTCGCTATCCCTCGGGGTCCTCCTTGTATCCCTGTGACGCCAAGTTTGTTTTCTACAAAGTCTACGAGATCCATATCGTTTTTATTGTAAACAATTCTCTCATCTGGGTTGTCTTTGATGCCCTGTAAGATTTTTATGGCATTTGGCAAATATTTATCATATACTTTATAGTCATTGATAGTACTGAAGCGCCCGGAACCAAAGCTATGGACTACTTTTTCCCCGGTTTTATTTAGATCTGAATCTGTCAGATTCATATTCATTAAATGAAGCCTGAGCCTTCGCGGGTTTGATTTAGCAACTTTAATTGCTCGATCAACATCAGCCTCTGGGTGGTCGTACTGTTGGTAGATGCCGGTGCTCGTAGTTCTGGTAGTCGCATAATCGGCTGCGTCCGCTTGAGATGGAGTCCCTAGGAGGCCTAGTCCCATTAGGGCCCCCATTGCTAATTGTTTCAATTTGTTTTCTTCCAACTCTTGCTGCTCAGACAAGACGCCTTTTAACTCCTCGTTTATGATTTGCCTTAGTTCATCATTTTTTATTTTCATTACAATAATCCTCTAGTATGTGTATTTACCATATAAATAGGGCGCAAATAGCCCACGTTGTAAAATTGATCCTTTTTTCTCTTCATGGGGCACTTCGCCAAGTTCTGTTGACTCTTCGTCACTAGGATCAGCATAATAATCATCAATCATATCATCATAAGCTTCTCTGGATTTGAAGTATGGTCTTTCGCTATCCATCCACTGGCTTACTTCATAAAGGGTTGCCTTGATCGCGTCAAGTTCCGTAGATTCGTGAATCTTGCCCTCAAGGGAGCCATACACGGCTCCGCCCTGAATTGAATCAAAAGCAATGATGCCTTTCTTTCTTAGGTGCTCCAGTAATCTGGATTCTGCTCCATAGACTGCGTCAGACATAAGGTCTTTGGCAAAAGCAACAACTTTCTTCTTCTCGGTCATTATGATGATATCGATATCGGAATGGTCAAAGATCATGAGGTCTCCGTTCAATGCTCTTCTAAGCATCAACTTAAACTCAACCATGCGCTTGTTTGGATCGTGAACTTTGACCTTTACGTTTGGCTCAGATATCTTTACTTTTACAGAAGGCTCTTGGATTTTAACTTTTATTGCCATTTTTACTAACCTCCGCTATAAGATCTTGAATATAAAAAACATCCTTTACCATATCTTCTGTGATCGGAGTTTTCTTAAATTCGTCAAGTTTGCTTAAAACTTGCTCTGTTTTGGCCAAAAAGGCACCATTTTTCGTTATTTTTTCATTTTTGGTAGCCTCACTAAGGCAAGATTTAAGACGCGAAATTTCCTCGTTTAAGAACGATTTAAGGCCTAACCCATTATCTGAAAAAGAAGTGATATAATTCATCAAGAGATTCTTCTGTTCTTCTCTTAGGGATCTACCGTAAGACTCGTTAAACTTATCAATGAATGTTTTGTATGTAAGATTATCAATATGCTTCATCTCTGGTTCTTCTTCCTTCTTGGTTGTTAGAAGATTAACAACTCTAGACTCGACAATCAACCTATTCTTAGCTTTCATCTTGTTGTCTTGGAAGTATTGGCCCACTGAGGCGAGGTCTTTATAGTTTGAAATGAAATTGGCAAAAACTTTATTTGACAATGCCTCATTCATTTGCTTTATAAGCTTTGTCTGCTCGTTAAACACCTGCTTTCTGTCAATACTCATAAAGTCCTTCTTTGTCTCAACAAGAAACCTTTGGGCAAATTCTTTTGACATTTTTTGACATTCGGTGACCGATTTGTAAACATCAAGCTCCGCTTTGAGCGCAGACCCCTTTTTAAAGTTTTCTTTTATAATCTTTACGATTTTAGATTTCTTATTGTGCTCGTTTCTTACAACTGCTTTTGTTAATTCTTTTACAAGACATTCGTAAAGAAAAGCGGTATTTCTTTTCTTATTGTGTTTCATCTTCTTTTTTCTCCGTTTTTAGTAAACCTTCAAGCAATCTATCTACTTCGTGCTTTGTATTAAATAGTTTGTTTTCTTCAACTTTATGAGACTCGGTAATTCCCTTTGATAGCTGACGTAGCTCTGAGGCTCCCATGAACACCGACCTTGATGTGTTGCCGTATTCGCCTGTGGCTTTATTCTTTAGGTGTTTCTTTCGTCCACCTTTATCGTAGTTTGTCTTGTGTCTTTTATATTTGCCTCTTCTATACTGTTTATCGTCTCGCTTTGCCGGGGGCTCTGCTAGCAAAACATCCTCTTCAGGCTTCTTATCTCCGCCACCTGCTGGGGTGTCCCCACCAGCAGCACCGGCTCCACCGGCAGCACCTCCAGCGGCATCACCGCCTAAATCACCACCGAGGTCACCACCTAAGTCACCTCCTAGGTCACCACCGAGATCTCCGCCAAGATCACCTCCTAAATCACCACCGAGATCGCCTCCGAGGCCACCGCCTCCAGCATCGCCGCCAGCATCAAGTTGACCAGCCAGCTTCTTATCATGGAACATTTCTCTTTGGTTTCTAATAAATTCTTCTTCTGAAATACCGAGCATGTTTTGGGCTACCCATCGCTTGCTGAAGTATCCCTCGGTTGCGGCTCCTGCTGCTTCAAACTTAGCTCTCCAATGCTCAAGCTCTTGTAGCTCGGCTATTTTAGATGGGTTGTTAAGGTGTAAAGAGAACGACAAAAGGTCGTCGTTTCTGTATCCAAGGGTAAACAAGTGAATTATACCAATCTTTTCAAGCTCTGAAATAATAACACGCTGTAGTCTTTGGATGGTTCTTGAGAAGCGAATATCCTTCTGCGCCAGTGTTGTTTTGTCTTCTTGCGCTCCCTCGCCCATAGTGAGATAGGCCTGAGGAATCTTTAAAGCAGCGAACAACTTGTCCTTAAGATACTTGACATCCTCTACTGTTCCTGTGAACTGGCCACCGGGAAGGTTTATGATCTCCGATGCTGTTCCGCCTCGAACAGGGATGAAATAGTCCTCTTCAATCGACAGGGGATTGTATCTAAGATCCACGCGACCAGTCTTTGGATCTACAACCTGATGTCGCTTCATCTGGGTCATTACTTTCTGCATGTACTGTTCGACGTCTTGTGGGTTAATGTTCCCAACATCGATCTTGAACACTCGCCTCTCGGGGGATCGAACAATTCGATATGCCATCATAGCGTCTTCCAAAAGAGTCAACTGTCTCCAGATTCTACGACATGGCTCTAACACAGAAGTCCCATAAGGAACATTCTTATCGTTACCAAGGACTCTGAAGTGGGCAATCTGCCAGTTTTCAAGTGTCAGGCCTGCGGAATTCCACTGATATTGAATGTAATTCGGGTTGTCTTCGTCCTCACCTTCTAGTCTTTCAACTTCATGCTGTGGTAATCCAATACAGTTTTTAATGCCCACATTCTCATCAATATCTAGATACAAAAACAGGTCTCCGTATTTACACATGGTACGAGACCACCCAAACAAGTTGTGATTAATATTAAGAACATTAAAATACAACGATTCTAGAATGCTCTTAATCTCTTCGTTTGGACAATTGATTCTTAACATAGCATTCAACCCAGAATAAGTTGTCATCTCGTCGGCGTAAATATCCAATGCTGAAGCAATAATTGGTTCATATTCCATCTCATCAAAATCAACATAACGCTCTGCTCTATTTCTGTTTGAGATCATATTGGCAGTCAAAACATTCATTGGATTGTATTCTGTCTTTTTAAACTGCTTTCCACTGGCTGATTTAAAGGTTTTTGAATATATATCCAAATGTCTTCTTCTTAATTGTCTGCCGGTCTGAGTCCTTCTGTTGACAATAGGACCAGAGAATAACCTTGTCAGTGATTTAAAAAGCCCGTTTGCCTCATTGTAGGGATTGTTACCCTTTCTTTTATATTTTTTAGCCATTTATTTTATCCTTTGTAAATCCATAGAAAATCTTTTGTTTGCTGAATAACATCAGCGTGTTTTTCATTAAAAGTTGGAGCATGACCCTCCATTCCCTTTATAGTAGTATTTAGTTTTGTTGTGTTCAAATACATTGAATTCATCATTGCTTTTTTGTATTCTTGATCCTTTTTGTTTACTTGTAGGGCTGTATCTCGCACCCAGCACGTTATTGCCAATGACATTACCAAGTCATCATTGTAACTTCTCATGGATTGCGGCTTGCCGTTGTTCCATATAAAAGTCTTAAACTCATGAAATGAGCGAGAGGAGTAAATCTTAATAATTTTGTTTCTTATAAACTCTTCCAATTTGGCGACAATCAATGGTCTAGTTTTTGTTGAAGTGGTGAACCCGGCAACTGCTGTGTTCATGTTTTCACCTTGAATTTGCGTTACAAATTCGTGGGTAGACTTGACTGAATAGTAAAGATTTTGATACCCAAGGTCGATTAACTTCTCTAGTATAGAAATACCAATCCCATTGTTTTCGACTACCAGCAGGCAATTTCCGTATTCGCATCCAGCAGAATAAAGCATTTGCGAGTACATATCCAAATTTGGCTTTCCTTGGTACTCAGCTATAACTTCCATTGTTTCAAGCTTCAAAATATGAAAGACTGAATTATCCGCGCCGTCTCCTCTGGCTACATCGGCAACAAGTAAATAGGTATTCCCTTCTTGGTATTTCTCCCAGATCCAGAAGTTACGGTCGTGCCCTGTTCTGTAATCCGGGTCTTTAATACAGTTGTGAATCCAAGTTAAATCGTCAGGGTGTATGACTGTGTCTCCGGATGTATTAAAGTTACAAAGTAATTCCTGAGCGATTTGTCTCTTAGACATGTTTTTGGTTTCCCGCTCAAACCACTCAGCATCTCTTTCTGGGTGTACATCCCACATAAGCTTTATTT